GTCATCAAGTAAAATTTGGGCACCACCACCTGTACGTAGCCTAATCAATTTACTTTTTGGATGGTCGTCCATTATAAATTGGTGACCACTGCCTCTTACATTTCCTTTCTTACCACCCTTGTTTAATGCACCTGGTGTTAAAATACCATAAACATCACTTGGAGCCTCACGTCTAGAACCTGAACTACCAAATCCTCTAATTGGGTCTAATGCTAATCCTTGTTTTACTACTGCTTCTGATAAATCAAATTCGATTGGGCGTGGTCTGTCGTTAGTTGTAGGCTTACCTTCTTTTGGACTTATCTCTGTGGAAGGCAGAGTAACAGCACTGTCTTGGTATGTTGTTACACTTGGTTGCCCTGGAATGCTGTTTGAAAATTTACCAGGAAAGATACAGGACAATATTAATCCAAATTTAGAGTCGCCGTCACCAAAAGCCACAACAACATGATTGCCTATATCTGGTGGTTGCATCCATAACCCGTATGCTTGTACAGCACCTTCTGGATCTTCAATATCGTCACTTAAATTTTTATATGGTGTTGTGCCTGCAAACGGAGAGCACCACATGCATTGTACAATTTGAGAACTTCTGCCTTGTGTAGCAGGAATTCTCACAGCAATAGCATGTTCAAATGCTTCGTCTAGGTTATCCTCTATCACACCCAAAGAAATATTTTTAGGTACGCCAAGACGCTCTCTGAAATCTTTAATGTTAGCGATTTCATTAATGTCTCTATTTTGTGTTCTTGTATCTACCATATCATTTAATACTAAGGAACAGTATTACCTCCTATTGGATTAACACCGTCTACAAATCCTGCTGGATCTCTGCTGTTTATGCCTTCCGATTCTGTATCTGTAGATTCTTCAACTTCTTCTACTTCTGTTTTAGTTTTCTTTAACAATGCTGAACCTATTATTCTATTTGCTGTAACTTGTGATGTAAACACACCGCCCGAAAAATTATTTACACATGAGATAAATCTATAAAGTCCACTAAATGTTCTAGATTCACCGTCGTATTTCCAATAACCTGAATTTGCGTCTTCATCTCTCCAATCAGGATCAAATTTTTCTGGAGCCTTGATTCTCAAAAAGAAATGATTGTCATTGTGATACCAGTCTGCACTTTCTTCATCACTTACTGTTAATCCAGGGGCACCTAAATACCAAGGATCTCCACGCAGTTCTAAATCAACTCTCAACAAGAATGATCTATCCTGCATGTGTTGTTCAACAAGATTACCAAACAACGTATTTCTCACACTGTTAGATTTATATGTACTTTCTTTTACAGGGTTTGAAGATACATTAGTACTCTTTGTTTGTGGATCTTTCATTGCATCAGATACTTCAACTTTGGTGTACCCAAGCTCAGATAATTGGTCTCCTGTTAAAGTACTTTCGGATGCCAATATTAAATCCGTACTATATATGTATGGTGATTCGCCTGGTTCGTATGGAGTTACTGGTGTGACATTAATAACTTCGTCATAGCCCAAAGAACCTGCAAGGTCAGACACTGTGCTACTGTCTATGCCACCAAGTAAATCATCTAATGCATCGTCGTCACCTTGTTCTAGAATAGCAGTAACTTCTGCTAAGTCTGTTCCTGTAAGTGCTGACAACTGGCCAATTGCTGTGTCTACTGCTGAAATACCTTCTGATATTTTACTCTTTATATCATTAAAGAAAGACTTGATCGAATCTAAATCATTTTCTTTTTTGACTTCTTGTTCTTTTTGTACTTCTGATTCTACATCAGTAGATTGTTCTTTTGGAATGGTTGTGCTTAATTTATTTGATTCTGCAACAGAAAAACTTCCAACTGCTCCACCACCCGGTGCTAATAGCAGTGCAACACCTGCATCATATTTAATATCTAAATTTAATATTTGGTCATTCAACCCTGTAAAAATATAATTGTATGATTTTTTTACACCACCGTTTGCAATAATTTGTTCTAGTCTAGATTGTCCTGTATCTGCATCTAACTCTTGCTCATCTTCTTTTACAGCAATATCAGTACGAGATGATTTATATAATACTGGCGTGTATACATATTTGTATGCATAGGTATTTCTTTTAGCGTCAAAGTCAACTGTTTCAACTTTTGCATTAAGTCTATACCAACTTACATATCCTTGCTCTGGTTTAGATTCAGAACTGGCATCTTCTATATCATCTCTTCTGGTAATCTTTGTATAAAATTCATCATTCATGCTTAGGATTGTTGCAAAAAAAGCATCGAATGTTGTGCCTTTAGGGAAAGTAATTTTATCACCTTCTATTATTTTTTCAGGTGAGCCGTCGTTTTCAATTTGTCCTTTTGCAGTAATTGCCGCGTCACGTTCAATTGCATCTGCAGTACTAGCAAGTTCGTTCATTTGCCTATTCATTCGTTCTGCATCTTGTGTGTCAGCAGTTAAAAGATTTTCATCTTTTATAGTCATGAAGTCATCTGGTGCTTCAGGGTCAGCAATTAATTTAGATGTATCAAACTCATATACATCTGGAACTCCGCTGTCTGCTAAATTTGTATAATACTCGTTTAGAGCTTCTTGTAAAACATCTACATGGTCTGAAATTGTTTTACCACTAGTGGATATTTCTACTGGCATTTTATAGACTGAGCGTCTAAATGCAAAACTTTGTAGAGATGCACATACAAATTCGTATGTACTTCCAGTTTCATCAATTGCAACATCAAAGTTTCTCAATGCTAGTTTATATCTATAAGGACCAGCAATCGCTAGTGCTTCGCCTCCCTCATCTTCTACTTGACCTCCTGCAGATAATTCAGGACCTGTATAGCCTTGGAATCTGATTTCTAAAAACAATGGTGGATTTACATTTGGTTTCAATCCCAAGTAATGCATACCTAATTTCATTTCATCTATAAATGTTGCAGAGCCAGGTTGTTTAATTTGAAAATTTACCCTAGTTGCATTGGGTCCGTTAGCATTACTGAGAGTAACAATTTGGAGGTTGTCTATTTGATTACCACCAGTTACACCTGTTTGGGCCAGTATAACCATGTCTCCTGGATTTTCGGGTGCCAAAGAAGGATCAGGACTTGACATCTCATCTTTTGCGCCTTTGGTTAGGTTATCATTCATCATGTATAGACGAATGTTATATGTTGGGCTCGAATAAGTATCTAGCACGTTGCCAAAAACTTCGCCTACATAGGGATCATTGATTCTTGGTACAACTGCTCTATCTCCGAGGAATCTAGACATGTTTATTTACTCAGTGCATTTACAGAGCTTTTTGAGGGTAAAATTATTTTTGTTCCAGCCTTGAAGTCTCTGATTGGGTCTTTCAGTATGTCAGGATTTCTCAGTGAGAACACCCACCATAATCGTGTGTTATCATATATGGCGTATGCCAATAGATCTGGGCGTTCGTCGTACAACGGAGAAATCACATAACTCTCATCTTTAAGAGTGGCTTTCATTTTAGGCAAGTCATTTAATCCTAAGAATTTATTATCTATAAGATCGTCGTTGCGAATAAAACTGTCGCCCCTATAAACTTGCTTGTTGTCTACTGTCTTAGCCATTAAATAAATCCTGGTAGTGTGCCATTGGCTACATTATTAATACTGAAGTTCCTTCTCACTCTGTGTGGTGTGTATGCAGTAGTTAAGTTAAGCATGATGTTTGAACGAGTTGGTACGTAAGTAACCTTGTCACCAAATGTTACTGGTACATAGTCAACATCATCAGGATATTGAATTGTAAAGTTTGAAATAACTACTGGTATTTTATTAAATCCGTATTCACCTAAATATTCAAATAACATTACAGGCGGTGGTGTTCCATAGTCGTTGTCTATTACTGCTTGATCGCCGTAATATCCTTTTGTTGCCATTTTGATGAATGTAAAAACTGCTAATAGATATCTTGCTTCATAATTATCTGTTGCAAAGAAATCAGCGGCAATTGGTAATTCGGGCGGAATACTTTTACTAAAAGTCTGTATTGGATAGTTTTGTCCTTGTCCTTGATGACTATCATATTCTGCAGTACCTGATAGGAAAATCTGTGGAGTTGTTTGCCATACCATACCGCCTGACTGTTCTATAGGCTCCATTAAATATCGATCTGCACCTAATTGATTATAGAATCGATCCATACCTCCCTTTTTAGGACGTAACCTTGCTCGCCAGTCATAATTTTCCATGTGCGGTTGTCCAGTAGCATTTGGTAATGCATCTGAACTTGCAACATCTATTTGACTTTTCTTTTCTGCTACTGACTGAGCAATCTTGTTTTTGATCATGTTGTCAAAAACTGTGCTACCAAAGTTGCCTTGTGTACCACCAAAACCAGGAAAAACTTTACCCAAAAGACCACCAGCAATATCACCAAGGATAGGATTTTTGTCTTTTAATTTGTCTAAGCCTTTAGACGCGGCTTGATTTAAGACACTATCGATAGCACTAGTAGTTGCTGGAAAATTTTGTATATCGTTATCGTCCATGGTTTCTCCTATAGTTGTATTTATCGAATTAGTTAAAACTAGTTTTAATAACCAGAATCCTTGTAAAATAGGTTGACATACTGGTATATATATTATATACTTGTGTATTAAATTAATCTATTATAGGAGACTCAATGGCAGTCGCAAAGAAAACAAATTACCTGAACAATAAAGATATTCTCAAAGAAATACACAAAAGCAAAATGAGTTTTTGTTGGTTGCATGACGAACAACACAGCATCTATGATATCATTTTAGATGATGTTAGCGAAATTGACGATAACACATTGTTAGCCGCCAAAGAAAATCAATCATCTAGGTTACAGTCTGAAGCCTATGCTGTGGCAATGAGTACGCATGACAAAAAGAATTATCGCAACAAGCCAAAGCAAAAAGATTTTGCAGTCGATGTTGACACCATTGGTGACGATGAAGTGGTATTCCGTGTTATGACGTATGAACATATTCCTTTAGAAGAAGGACGCAAAAAGAATCCTAAGACCGTAGCAGATACAAAAGCAAAAGTCAACTTTCCACCATTCAAGCATTATGCGTATGTAGGTAAGCAACTTAAAGAAGTAGCAAGAAGCCACTGGAAGGGCGATATTACTACAGGTGAGTTTGATCCTAAACATGGTAAAATTACAAACACACTTGGAACTATGTTTCTCAAACTAGTTGAGAGATATTCGCACAGAGCAAACTGGCGTGGTTATACTTATGTAGACGAAATGCGTGGACAAGCATTGGTCCAACTAAGCCAAGTAGGCCTACAGTTTAATGAAGCAAAATCAGATAACCCTTTTGCTTATTATACAGCCGCCGTAAACAACAGTTTCACAAGAGTACTTAACTTGGAAAAACGTAACCAGACAATCAGAGATGATATTTTGATTGAGCAAGGACACTTACCAAGTTTCAGCAGACAAATTGCACACGAAGATGAAATGAGACGTTTACGTGAAAGTGCTGAAAAAGAATCCACCAATTCAGATACTGAGGCATTTGATTACTAATGAGTTCGCTGTTTAAGACAGCGGCTTGCTTTACAGATATTCATTATGGTCTAAAGCAAAACAGCCGCTTACATCTAGACGACTGTCATAGGTACGTTGACTGGTTTATTGCAGAAGCAAAAGCAAGAAATGCAGAAACCTGTATATTTTTAGGTGATTGGAGCCATCATAGAGCAAGTGTAAATGTTGCTACACTGAATGCTTCAATTCAAGATCTAAAAAAACTTAATGACAATTTTGAAAAAGTGTATTTCATTACAGGTAATCACGATTTGTATTATCGTGACAAACGTGAAATGAACAGCATTGAGTATGCTAGAGATTTATCAAACTTTATCATGGTTGATGATTTCTTTGAGCAAGACGATGTTGCTATTATACCTTGGCTAGTTGGCGACGATTATAAAAAAGTTGCTAAAATGAAAGTCAAGTATATGTTTGGTCACTTTGAGTTACCTTACTTCAAGATGAATGCAATGGTAGAGATGCCGGACCACGGAGGCATCAATGATAAAATGCTGAGTGGCCCTGAGTATGTGTTTAGTGGACACTTCCATAAACGTCAATACAAAAACAATATACACTACATTGGTAATGCCTTCCCACATAACTATGCAGACGTTTCAGATGATGAACGTGGTGCTATGTTCTTGACATGGGGCGAAGAGCCAGTGTATGTAAATTGGAGTGAATGTCCTAAGTATAGAGTTTTTACACTTAAAGAATTACTTGACGATCATGAGAATCTACTTGACAACTATACGTATGCTCGTGTAAAATTAGATATAAGCATTAGTTACGAAGAAGCAACTTTTATTAAAGAAAAGTTTGCTGAACAATACAATGTTAGAGAATTACAATTACTGCCTATCAAAGAAGAGGAAAATGAATTTGAAGGTGGTGAGATTAAATTTGAAAGTGTTGATCAAATTGTTATCAGTCAATTGGAAACTATTGAAAGTAACACAGTTGATAAACAAAAACTTATTAATATCTATAATGGTTTAGAAATTTAGTATGCTGAAAATTAAAAATGTAAGTGCCAAGAACTTTATGAGTATTGGTGCTCAAACCCAGGCAGTGAATTTTGGTGATTGTCAACTTACATTAGTACTTGGTCATAACTTAGACTTAGGTGGTGATGGTAGCAGAAATGGTACTGGTAAGACTACTATTATTAATGCACTAAGTTATGCATTGTATGGTGACGCTCTTACAAACATTCGTAAAGATAATCTCATAAACAAAACAAACGGTAAACAAATGATTGTTACTGTTGATTTTGAAATTGATGATGTATCATATAGAATTGAACGTGGACGAAGACCAAACACACTAAAGTTTTTTATTAATGGCAACGAACCAGATGATGGAGAGCAACAAGGTGACAGTAGAGAAACACAAAAAGAGATAGAAAAGATAATAGGCTTTCCGCATGAGATGTTCAAGCAACTTATTGCACTGAACACTTACACAGAACCTTTCCTCAGTCTCAAAGCAAACGATCAACGTGCAATGATTGAGCAGTTGTTGGGTATTACAGAACTGTCATTAAAAGCAGATGTACTCAAAGAATTGTTAAAGCAAACAAAAGACAACATCAAAGAAGAAGAAATAAAAATTACTGCAATTACAAATAGTAATGAACGTATAGAAAAAAATATTACTGAGATTGAAAGTCGTAGTAGAGCATGGACTAAAACTAAAGAAGATAAAGTTGCAGACATGCAAACATCAATTGACACCCTAGAAGAAATTGATATTGAGCTAGAGATTGAAAATCACAAAGCAAATGCTGTTCTCAAAGAATCTACAGATATGAAAACAACATTACAAACAGAGTGTGAGCGTATCTCAACATCATTAATACGCAGTAATAAAAAATTAGAAACATTAAAGGGTAACTTACAAAAAGCCAAAGAGGGCGTATGTCCTGCATGTGAACAAAGTACAGCACATTTAGACACACACGAAGAATACACTAATGGACTAATCAAAGAAATTGATGAAGAAAATGTGTACAACGAAGAGCTTGTTGTTAGACAAAAAGAAGTAGAAGATGCCGTTGCTGAAGTTGGTGATTTGCCAAATGAAGTTGATACGTTCTACAACACATTAGAAGATGCTTTGTCTCATAAACACAATCTCGATACACTAAGAACTAACCTCGATGAAAAAATACAAGATGTTAATCCTTACGATGAGCAGGTACAATCTCTCAAAGACTCTGGGTTACAGGAAATTAGTTTTGAAAATATAAACGAGTTGACTTTCTTAAAAGAGCACCAAGAATTCTTATATCAATTGCTAACAAGCAAGGACAGTTTTATTCGTAAACGTATTATCGACCAGAATATTGCATACTTAAATCATAGGTTAGCATACTATTTAGACAAGATTGGACTACCTCATGATGTGAGATTTGCGAGTGATTTAAGTGTCGAAATAACAGAATATGGTCGCGACTTAGATTTTGATAATCTAAGCAGAGGCGAACGTAATCGACTTATTTTGAGCCTAAGTTGGGCATTTAGAGACATATATGAGAGCCTAAATAGGCCTATGAATCTGCTGTGTATTGATGAATTAATTGATAGCGGAATGGATAGTATGGGTGTAGAGAACAGTCTTGCAATTCTCAAAAAGATGAACAGAGAACAAGGCAAAAACATTATGTTGATCTCACACAAAGAAGAACTAGTTGGTCGTGTAAACAACGTGCTCACAGTAATTAAAGAGGGCGGATTTACATCATACAACACGGACACCGAGTATGTCGAATAATGTTTTTAGAGAAGCACCAACTAGCTCAAGACTAACCATTTATTTTGATGACAATCACAACGGCGATGGTTTATCAACACTCGAAGACTACAAAGCAATATTTGATAAACATTTTATAGGAACACAATTCCAAGATGTAATGGAATGGTGTTCTGGTCCAGCATTTGTAGGTTTTACATTTTTAGCAGAAGGCCTGTTTCGAAACTTGGTTTGTGCAGACATTGAGGCTGATGTAGAACGCAGTATTAACAAAACACTGGAACATAAACCAAATTATAACCACAGAGTAAAATTTATTCACAGTGATTGCTTTGATAACATAGATCAAAAGTTTGATCTCATTGTGGGTAACCCGCCACATTTTATTGACGACAGTTCTCAAGAATATAAAACATTTTTGAAAAGAAACATAGATCATAAATCTGAATATGACTGTGACCGCACAGCAATAGATTGGGATTGGTCAGCACATAAAAAATTCTTTCGACAAGTGCGACAACATCTCAAGCCAGGTGGCTATGTTATACTAAATGAAAATGCACAAGGTGCAACAGAAGAAACATTTGAAGAAATGATTGCAGAATCTGGTTTGCAGAAATATGCTGTTCATGTTAGCACAAACCCATCCAGACCGTTTTACTGGTACATGATCTTGAAAGGTTGATAAATTTATGTATGTCTTATTGGATTTATGAAGGAAAACAAATCAACGAATTACCGGAAGGTTGCGAAGCATTTGTATACTTGATAACTAATAAAAAGAACGGCATGAAATATGTTGGTAAAAAACTAGCAAAATTCAAAACAACTAAACCACCACTAAAAGGAAAAAAGAACAAACGCAGAGGCACTAAAGAAAGTGACTGGCGAGAGTACTGGGGTAGTTCAGATCATCTCAAAGAAGATATTGCCAAGTATGGCGAAAGCAACTTTATCAGAGAAATATTGTATATTTGTCCTAGCAGAGGGGTAGCAAGTTACCTTGAAGCAAAAGAACAATTTGACAGAGAAGTACTTCTTAATGATGATTATTACAACGGAATTATAAACGTTAGGGTAGGTGGTTCAAAAATCTTACGAGAAGCATTAGACAAGTTATAACTATAACTTGCAGGGCACATACAGACACCAAGTCATACTCTCTAGACACCAAGTCTTTCACAAACATAAACAGCACATAAGGTTAGCAGGCCGGTTATAAATTCTGCTGTGGAAAAACTGATGAAAATGTAATCAGACACGTACACACTGAGACACACCCACTGGTGTTAAGTATTGGTGTTGGTTGAATGCTGTCAATCGAGAACCACAATGTTCATAAAAACTGTACAATTAGGAACGAGCGTACAGATAGTACACTTTGGTGTATGACGTCGACGTAGGTTGGGAAAGGTCAGAGCCCATTGAACAGTGTAAATACCTACTTCCAGTCAGGCTGATAACACTCACGTG